CTTGATGCGTCTCGTTTTGACCAGCATTGTAGTGTTGAAGCTTTGAAATGGACACATTCTATCTATCATAAATTTTGTGATGATGAAGAGTTCAAATCCTTGCTCAACATGTTGCTTGTTAATCGGGGACATGCTTCCGCTAAAGATGGGTTCGTTAAATACGTTATTGAAGGATGCAGGATGAGTGGTGACATGGACACTGCCCTCGGAAATTGTCTTCTTATGACTGCAATGACATACTCATTGTGTAAAACTCTAGGTATTAACCATGAGGTTATGAACAATGGTGATGACATGGTGGTAATTATGGAGAGTGGTGACCTTGAGCAATTTCTTCAAGAAGTACCGGGTTGGTTTGAGTCCTTAGGGTTTAAAATGAAAGTGGAACCACCCGTGTATGAGTTGGAAGAAATCGAATTCTGTCAGATGCACCCTGTTTTTGATGGGGAAGAATGGAGGATGGTGCGAAATTTATCAGCTCTTAGTAAGGACTTAGTGTGCTCTAGTGCCCCAGAGCAAATTTCATCATGGATCCGTGCCGTGGGGCAGGGTGGCCTTTCTTTGTATGAAGGCCTGCCTGTCTACGATGCGTTCTACAGGTGGTTGTCTAAGTTTGGGAAAGTTAAACATAAAGCCCATAAGCATGTTAACTTTACCAGCTCTGGGATGGCCATCTGGATGCCGAAACGGAAACGAATCCATTATGGGATTAAACCTGAGGCTAGAGCTTCATTCACTAGAGCTTTCAAAATGGAATTTCCACAACAGTTCACGTTGGAGTGGGTGTATGGTCAACTCGACACGGGCCCGTTGGGTATTAACCACACCTGTTTTGATAGTGATAAAGCTAAAGAGTTCAATTCTTCTTTTCTCTTCTAATGGCGAAAAATAAAAATCGTAATCAACGTAGAAATGAAAATCCTTTATATAGGAGCAATCAGTCTCGACCCCGCATGCGGGTTAATTTTGATGGACAACTGCTGAATGCCACGGCATTTACCACTCCAGCATTGACGGTCGCTAATCAAGCCACTGCTTTGTATTTGCTGGATACGAGTAATGTTAATGGTATCGTTGCAGCACAGGCTAATGCATTGATACAGGGTGTAATGAAAGATTATACTGCTATCACCACGGTTTATAATGAATATGTTGTTAGGTCAATGCGATTTGATTGGATACCTTATGTGTCTCCTGGATCAGCTGATGCTGGTTCACAAATCTATATCGCCTACCTCGACAATCCGGAGGGGATAACAGCCTTGGCATCCTCTACTGTTGCAACTGGGTTTGCAACAGCCAAGCTTGCTAGGGATAGTAAATATTTCAATGCTTGGGAGCGTTTCTCCTATTCTGTTCCTTTAGGGACTACTAGGAGGAAGTCCTTCGATACTAACACAAATGAGGTGGTCGTAGCTGATACACTTGACCGTGCAACACAAGGAGCTGTGATAGTTGGGTACAACTCAATTAGTGCGGCTGTTAGTTTGGGTCAATGGAAGGTAACATTTGTTACTGAGCTCCGTAGATTAACACCTGGACTTTCTACTTAGTTACACCTCTTACCAGCTGAGGTTAAATGGTTCTGGAACTTTGGGATCCTCACCCACAAGGACATGCCACACACTGCTGGAGATTGCTCCAATACGAGCATTAATGTATGGATAAGCTTCCCATACGTCTCCAAAATACAAAAGATTCGCATCTTGGGAAACAAGCTTGACGGGCTGGTGGTTCGGCCGACGCTGGTTTCTTTTGTATTTTTGTAAGCTTGGCATGCAACCTTGACTCGACCATTTGCTTGGTCGGTTGTTAAAGAGGCGCACAATTCTAGACTCTCTAATAGGTAAAGCGGCGATAGTCAAATGTTGGGTTAATCACCAACATACCTGCTTGATTCGGAGGCTCTTCTCCGTTAACAAGGGGC